TTACTTCATTCTCTCTAATCCATCCCCAAGGAGATAATTTATTGGCCATCTTTGAGCCGTGTACCTTTGTAATTCGATTCACCAAATAGGGCACATCAAAAAATCGAGTATTCCATCCAGTTACAATGTCTGGATAGTTTGACTTCCAATCATCAACAAAAGCTTCTAACAAAGCGTGTTCATTTGGACATCGAATATATCGCACATCTGGTGGAGGATTAAAATCACCACAGCCATAAACTTTAAAATCATCACCCATCTTGATAGAGATGGCTAAAACCTGTTCATTAGCTTCTCTGATATTTGGAAATCCATATTCTGAACTTGTTTCAATATCTATATAAGCTATTTTAACTTTTGATATATCATAGTCAATCATGCCTGGATACTTATCAGAAATAAAGGAATACTGAAATTGGTCTACACCATAAACATCCTGACCATAAGTTCGCATGGCCTGTCTTGATTCTCTCATGTTTCCCCATTTCACAGGGGCTACGGGTTTACCGTCTAGAGTTTTCCAATCTGATTTCCGTTGTGCGGGAACATATAAGGTAGGATCATAGCGTACTTTCCTTTGAAAAGTAAGGCCATGTTCATCAACACCCCTTAGAGCAATATAGTTTCCTTGGGGTTGAACATTAGTATAAAACATTAATAATATTTTTGATAAGGGATTTCTAAGTTGTCAAATATATTATAACACCATTTGATTTGCGTGTCAACCCATTTAATGCGGCCAGAGAAGGCCCCAATTACAAATAGGATTTGAAGATATATTTTGAGGAATAATCCAATCAGAAAATAAGACCCTGCTTGTACTGGGTTTTTCCATTTGCCCTTAAAGCTGTCATTATTTTTCTTCGATTTGAACCATCCTTTTTGAAAGAACAATGTACCCATCCGCTGTTCGGCTTTCCTTTGGTGTAAAACTCCAAAATGAGCTGGTCAAAATCGAGTTCCTTACTTATCCAAGTAGAAACTTCTCCATTTGGTGTACCCAGCTGTTCAAAATCTGCTGCTTCTCCAAAACAATGCTGACTTGTTTTAGATCCGCCGACTTTACCGTTGAGTTGTGGTGACCTATATCCGCTGTTCACCGTAATCACTCCGAACTTTTCCCTGACAGGTTGAAGCACGTGATGAGCAAGTACTGTGAGGTTTACTATTTCTTCAATTCCTGGCTCATTCTTAACACCCATTCTGTCTGCAGTTGAACTTTTTGTCAGTTCACTTAGCCAAAAGTTCTGTGATAATCTCATGTTATAACCTCAAGTTTTTGTGTGTTTGGGTCAAATTTTACTTTGACTGTCAGTTCTATTGGTAAGAGTTTACCATCTTTCATTTTTAATGGAACTTTACCCTCTACCGCTCCTACTAATGCATCCTTTGCATTATCAAAAACGTGTGAGGGGTCATCCTTGATGATCTTGTCCAATTCTTTTTTTGCTTTATCTGGAAGGACATCATCTAACATTTTTGCAACATGGTCTTCGGCTAGGTCTTGTGCCTTATCGATAACTAACCCAGCCACCACGTTAAATAACATACCCGCAAGTGGTAACATAATTATCCTTTATTATAATTCTCCCAGGCCTCAATTGCTCTTTGAGAGTTCGGCCGGTGATCCATACTAATAGACTTGAGAAATTCTTCCTTAGTAAATTTTTTAGGTTTTTCTATTTTACTTTTTTCAACTTTAGTAGAAGGTTTTTCAAATTGAATTTCTTCTTTTAAAATTTCTGGTTCTGGTTCTTTTTGAAAGTCTTCTTCTTCAAACATAACCTCTTTAAGAACTTTTCGTTCTGCCATCGTATTCTCCTAATTAACAATTTCTTGATTTTCAGGCTCAATCACTACACCATCGTCAGTGACTTCCTCTGTACCAACTACTTTATTTAGGATTTCAGTCACCCACGCTGGGCCTTCTTGTGTATCTGGAAAACCATCTTCTGATGCTCTCCAAAGAATTTCGCCACCAACTTCAATAATAATATCATCTTCGTCAATTGAATGCTTCTCAACATCAGATGGTTTACCTACTAGTTGTGGTTTGTGATTTGCAATACCTGCGGTGATTTGGATACCATGAGGAAACCCATACTTCTCATTCATGAAGATGCGAACTTTCCTTCCACCTTCAAAAACTGGTGCTCTCATACTCTCAGGGATTTCCATATTTTCTAATCCCTTACCAGTTGATGTGTCAAGCACTACACCATCATCTTCTTCTTCTGTATCAACTTTTACTGTTTTGTCTTCAGTATTTTCTTCAGTATCAACCTTAAAAACTTCTTCAGATTTTTCTTCTTCTGCCATATTTTCTCCAAATAGGATGTGGGGCTCAAGTGGATTCCCACCCAACTATGAGCCCCCGCGTCATTACTAAGAACCGATTTGAATCAGCCGTGGCTTCTTCTCATCGGGTATCACTCTCTCAAGGTCAATGGTTAACATACCATCCTTGAGATCCGCACCCTTTACAATGATATCATCGGACAAAGAAAATGAACGCATAAAGGATCTTTTAGCAATCCCCTTATGAACGAAAGAATCAACTTCGTCTTCGCTCTTTGTATCTTCTTTGGAACGAATTGCCAGCTGGCCATCCGTTACTTCAACTTCAATATCATCTTTTGAGAACCCAGCGAGGGCAATCTCAATAGAATATTGAAGGTCATTCTGTTTCCGAATGTTATATGGGGGATACCCCGAATCGCGAGTAGTGTCCATATCAAAAAAACGGTCAAAGAGTTGGTCAAATCCAACGGATCTGCCTAAGTGTCTTTGAAGGTCTTGGGGTGTAAACGCGGAGTGTCGTGCTAGTACCATAATTCCTCCTTTTAAAGCGAGGTTAATAATAACTCATTCTGAAGCACACAGCAATGAGTAGTTGAATGAGGTTTCCACTACGGACAACCTCAGTCGCGCCAACCTTCTCCTGCACGGAGATGTTCGCAACGATGTTTAAAAACTATCCAAAATAATTCGATAAGAGAGTCGGCTGAATAAGTTCCAGCTCCTTTAACCAACAATTTATATTTTGTTTCCATCAACAATTTATATTTTGATTCCATAACTATTTATCTCCATAATAAAGAAAAAAGGGTGAGGTGAGCAGTGGGACTCGGCTTACCCACAACATCGGAGAACGAACTTCCGTTAGCTTTTATCCTCCGTACCTGTTCCCTCACTGGTAAGTGAGATGTGACCCCCCTCTATTGCTAGAGGGGTAGCCTCGGCACCATCCGTGAACAGTCTGACTATCTCGGCTCTCGGCAAGATTATTATCAGTATACTCAAAGGCCGTCACCTTTTTGTTCACCCTTTATTCAATAGTATAACATATTTATACATTATGTCAAGTGGTTTGACTACTTTTTATCGTAGATTCCCCACAATACCCAAATCGAAACCAATCCGACAAGACCTTCTGCACCCAATTTACCAACCAAGGCAACTACTGAGCCCACAACATCTATACCAAGAAAGGGAACGGTTGCACCAAAAATGATCTGGAGTACGACTCCAAGAGCAATAAGTGCTAAACCAACTTCTGTAAGGTTGCGAATCCAACCTAATACTTTATCTACCATATTTCCTCCATTAGAAGATTTTTTCTTTACAGCCATATAACTCCTTTGCTACGGGCCTGTTGACCCAAATCCTCCATCTCGTTCAGTTTTTTGAGTTGGTGGCTCTTGGATCTGTAACAAACTATGATAAACTTTTTCTACCAATTCAGCTTGACATATCCTATCTCCATTATTTATAGTCTTTGGAGCCTGTGATATGTTAGTTAGCATGACAAAAACCGGCTCAACATAGTCATAATCAATTATACCTTCACAATTTGTAAGGTATATGCCGTCTTTCCAAGCTAATCCTGACCTTGAATGTAGACGAACCGAATATCCTTCTGGAATGTCAAAAATCAAACCAGTAGGAATTAGTACCCGCTCCATGCAGAATAATTGTATTGAGTCACCTTTTATTTGTTTCTCAATAGTTCTATTTAGTGTGTCTTGATTTACTTTATATGTGCTGCCCTTAACAATCGAAGCATGTAAATCAAAACATGCAGACCCCTTTGTTGCAAAAACTGGGTCTGGTACATTTGGATCTAATTTATAATACTTTAGTGCGTCACTCGCTGCTGTCATCCTCTACCTTTTTACTTCCAATATTATATTTAGCTACAAGATCCCATTCATCCTTTTCTTTATAGGAAAGAATCTTAAGCTGATTTAGAGGAACAATTAATTCCTCTACACTTTCTGGATCGACCAGTTTGATCAATCCCCATTCGGCTAAAAGGTTTGCTATTGTATTTCTTCGTGCTTGGTCATTTTCAGAAAAATTTGTAGGTTTACCATCAAGTGCAAATAATTCTTTAAAGTGTACAATAAAATACCTACCCTGCTTATGTAAAATATGACAAGATTGATATAAAATCTTGTCTTTACGAGAAGCAACTCCAATCCTTGTCAAAGTCTCTCGTACCTTCAGAAAATCGTCTGGATTCTCCAAGGTGCATTCAACCATCGTGTCAACTGATACATTCATTTCTCCACTCCACCTTGATTCAGTTTGTCTTTAATAAAGGCCAGCTGATCCTCACTAAGCAGTTCTAGAGCATTTTTGGCCTTTTCATTACTGAATCCATAATACTCTTTCACGACTTCTAAATCGTGTAGCTTGTCAGGCTTCAACCATTTACTGTACCTTTTTTTCTGTCTGATACTATTTAGTAAATAGTCAAACTGTAGACGCGAATCTAGGTGGTGGTTTCTATTAACTTCGTTTGCTTGAAAGATTGTGTCCATAAAAAAAGACAATCCGCGATTCACAATGAAAGCGGCATACTTCTTCTCATCTTGAGAAGTCAGCATGACATCTTCTTTGGTTTCGTTAATCGCT